CTAGTTGCTCGGGAATTTAGCTCTTGTTAATTTGAGTAAAATCTTCGTATCTTACGCATCGCATCGAGATTTGAATATCAACCATTGCCGCACGGTCGAATCGTATTACTCGTTGTTCGTTATCCCTTTGAAGCGTAACTTGTGTATCACCTTGCAATCCTACGCCAGCACCTTTATTCTGGTAAATAACATCTGCAATATCCGCACTATCACCGCCATTAACAATGACATTAATTGAATGAGGCTCTACACCGAATGAATCTCTTTGACCCGTGTTATTCTCAAGCACTCTAACGTGCTTAACATCTGGCAAGGCCGCAATCTTAGCATTAATTGCCTCTGCCGAGTTTTGTGCGTTTTTTGTACGGCTAAACAAGAAACGCTCCCTTAACTGAATGTCTGTTTCTTCTTCAATGCCAACCTCTGCATCTTCTTGAGTCGTTGCACTAATCAAACCAAGAGTGATTGTTTCAATGGTTAAATTTGTGTTTTTTGCTAAGTTAAATGCTCCAAGCTGCTCACTTCTGAAATCCGCTCGTGCTGAACCGTTTGAATCAAGTGTGACATCAGATGCAAGAACCCATCTAACCTTATGAGTGTCCGAAACTACAATCCCAGAATATAGCCTTGTATTCGGCTCACCAGTTAAAGCCACTGACCTTAAATAGCTGTAATTAGCCCCCCTACGCATTAATCCTGCGTATGCCACACGCTGCTCAAGCCATGCGCCAGTCGCAACATCCGGATCTAATTGTCTATATACATTTTCAGCCAGCTCCTCAAAATCCATCCTAATCTGAGCAAGTAACCCTACAACCTGTCCATCTGGAGTGTTTGGTGATAGGTCTATATTCTGACCGTAGATTTGACGCAAGCCATTTTCAAGAGTTGAAACAATGCTATCCAATCTCTCGATCTTAATACCTTCTTTCGTTAGTGTTGCCATTATTTACCCCTGTAAGTTATAGCTTGCTGATTGCTCTTGCCCGTAAATATCCTGATAAGTGATATACACCTCGAGTTTTCGATTATCTGGGTTTAGAATAGCCTCATAATCAGTTATTTTCACCACTCCATCAGTTTGTAATACATGGCGTTTTATTCTGATTTCCCAATCTGATAAATCAACATTTCGCCCCATTTGCTCCAGCCATGGCAGCCCATGTTCTAGATCTAAAAACCAATCATTGGTGAACGACCAAAGTCTAGTTTGAACATTTTGAGCGATAGCCTCTGATTCGCTTGCGTAGTTTGAAAACCCCTGCCCAAAAGTCCAGTCATGATTTTTATCCACTCGTCTAACTCTAACCGTCATTGTGGTACTCCTGTCGTGCCACCGCTGTCGCCTGTGTGTTTGTGTGATTTCCCAGATATTCCAGCCGACTTAACATCGGTATCACTTGAAATAATTCCCGTTGAACTATGCTTGCCTTTCTGTGCTGTATCGCCTTGATGTTCGATATTTCCTTTGATCAAGATTGTTCCGTCTTTAATCCGAATATACGTCCCACCATCAAGAGTCTGCATCGAAAGCCCATCATTGAAAAAGTTTTTAATAACTCGAGGAACTGAGCAAACACCTGGGATAAACATTGCATCGGATAGGTCGTGCAGTCTAAAATCAAGAGGCGCTGACGCACTGCCATTTTGCCACCAGCCATCTATACAGCGCTCAGAAAATATTGCTATACCCTCATCACCCTCTTTTAATGGGAATGTGACAGCAAATCCACCACCTCTAGGAAAGCTAACAGGAACATCAACAAGCGCCGGAATGTCAGCGTCCTTACCATCAGCTAGTTTCATTTTAATCTGCGTGGCAAGTGTTACTGTCTGCTTGCTTGAATCAAAACTTATCACTTTAGCAGGCAAGGCTGTATGAAGATTCAATTGAGCTTGTTGAACTTGCTGATCAACCGCAGTTTCTGGGGTCGCCAACGTTTGACTGTAATTCATCTACTTACCACCTTTTCCGCCATCTACTTTTTGGAATTTACCACCCACGACCGTCATTTTGCTATGCCAGTCTCCACCTATGCCATCGCCACTGTGCGCTAATTTGACAATCTTATATTCGCCGTTAAAGTATTCGATGATAGATTCAAGCTTAATTAAACCACCAATTTGCAGCGCAGGATTAAGCAGGCAAGTAACCTCTAAACCGTCATCCGTCTGCTCTGGTGCGTTAATCATCCCTGTATCTTGCGAAATTAAAACAGCCTCATCACTTAAAACCTTATCCTTTGGAAGAAACACTAAAGAGCCGTCTTGAATCGACCAATCAGCACTATTGTTTCTAGCTACTCTGTTCAATATTTCACGACTATCACCATTTAAGACCCTGCCACGTGGAAGCTGACGCTTGTTTGGTATATCAATCGCTCCAGCTTGCACTTTAGGCATTGTCTTTTGTATTTCTTCGACTATTTGCTTATCTGTCGCCCCTGCTTTAAGCGTTGTCTTGGCTCTTGACTGCGTATAAGCAACATGACCGTCAGAACATTCAAGCGTTAAAATAAAGTCTAAACCATCTCGTTGAATTCTAACTTTGGTAATGTCGCCAGAATAAATCTGTCTCAACTCGTTATAACCCACCGATAAAGCGGCTTTCTTGTAATCTTGGCTTAATAATTGGTTGATGTGGTCTCGGTTCAAGTTCCAGACTTGGATTTTTGCTGGGTTTGGCTTTTCGTTGATCGTTTTATCAATTTCAAATGCCACTCTTAACTGTGTGATACTTAGCGTTTCTTGTTCGCTGCTAATATCTAATTTCCATTGCCTGCCGAACTGTTTCATTATTTAGCCCCGATATACAAAAAACATCTTGTGCCTAAGTCGTTTGCGCTCATAACATCTAAATCCGCTCCGCTCTCATCTTCCATATAGAAGAAGTAAGGCTGAACAGAGCGCAATAAAATAGGCACTCCGCAAGCTAACGCTTGACCTTGACAAATTTGGTGTTGCGTTACCGGCTCATAAACATCCATAGACCAGAATTCGCCTATGCTATTAAACCTTAGAGTTAGTCTGATTTTTCGGCCATTAAAGTCGAATGTCTGCTCTTGGTATGGTGATTGAGTAACTGGAATTAACCTCATTTTTTAACTCCTATTACATTTCCAAGATGTGATGTTTTCTTTGGTGTTGCTTTTATTGGCTGAGTTGTTCCTTGCTGCGTTTTGCTAGCCGACTGCGCTGCAGCTCGTCCGCTCTTACTTTTTCCTGCGGCCGTTGTCCCTTTTCCTCCAGACTTTCCACCTCCTCCACCACCGCTAGAACTTGATGATTGCGTATTAACAACAAATATTTCTCTTGCTGATATGGTGAACGTGGCGCTTCCGTCTTGAGATTGATTGACAGAAATGGATTCAATCAGCATATTCTCGTATAGATGAAGCCCTGTTTGAATTTCGATTGTTTCGCCTGATTTTTGACAATCAACCAAATCAACATAGCATTTCTGCACTCGACTATCGCCAACTCCGCTATCAAGCAATCCACCAAGTCCAAAATCTGGCAAAAAAGGTGCGATTGACCGCACCTGATTAAACGCATTTTTAACTTGATTAAATGCTCCTGCCGCCTGACTAATCACTCGACCGGCTTTAGCGACAGTTTGAGCTGTTTTCGTTACAACTTCGACAGGGAGTGGGATAGCATTGAGAAAGTCCGATGCACCTCGTATATTCCCAAGGAAAGGGATGCTTCCGCTAAATGCGCTATGGTCGTGATCTACCATTACACCATTTATTGTTACTCTCTTTGGCTGAATGACGGCATGGTCTGCTATCGCAGCTCCAGATTCAATCGGATTTTCTGTGATTGATAGGTCTGATTGATGATCTTCGACTGTGATAGCATCAAATGTAATTTGCCCAATATTTCTATTGGACACTTGAGCAAAATTAGCCATATTTAACCTATAACTGTGGATAGTTGATTATTGATAGCTCTTGCCGATTGATCTGCTACGGCTTTAGGATTATCTGAGCCTTGAATGTGTTGCGTAATGGTTATTTTGTTGTTGCTATTCTTTTGACTATTATCTGTGTTTGTAGTCTGCTGACTAGCTCCAGATGACGCGGCCATAGAAGCACCAAGAACCATGTTTGACATTGAGGCA